TACCCGTCACTGCACTACGCTTGTTCCCGCCATGCCCGAACGTTCAGAAGACTCGGATGGGTTGTTCAGCCATCACTTCGCATCTTCCTGCCGCTTTACCGGAGGTGACGGTCTTTCATTCTTCCGACCTCTTGACCCCGAATCGGGGAGATTCAATCCGTGTACTGTTGCGGCGGCGTCCCCAATTGCATTGATTCGCTCCTCAGCCAGTTCACGCAACGATCGTGCAGAGTAACGCTTCACGAGTCGAGATTGGACTGTTTTGTCCTGGACAATCTCAGTCTTTCTTCTACAGCACGCCCGACGGCATTTTGCTGTAGATCGTAGCCGATTCATGCATGGCGGTTCTACCACAGCCATGTCTTGACCCCCATCTTCTTTGCATATGGTGGCCGCTTACACATTGGACATTTGGGTCTTGTAGCTACTGCGTCAATTCGTACGTAGTAGCAACGATTACACTCGAACACTCTGACGAGCATATCTTTGCGGGCAGGGATCGTCAAGCGACCCGCTCCTCACCACAATGTGGGCAAACCCACAGTTCTGTCCAGACTCCAGGTTGGATTTCTATCGGCCAAGCGTCGGTGTGGAATTCCAACACCTTCTCGCACTTTTTGCAATTCATGCGAGTTCCCCCGGCCCCTTTCCTTTCATGTAGCAGGAGAAGCAACACTCATGCTCCGTAAGAGCGGTTGCTGTAAGATTCTCTCTGCCACAGTGTATGCACGTGATCCACGAGCCTACCATCATTCTTCCTCCGGAGTTATTGGCTTATGGATGTCATCTATTACGCAGATAAATCCTTCTTCATCTTTGCCCACGTCGAGCGCTGCTCGCCATGTCCATTTGCCATCCTTCTTGTAACGCCAATATAATTTCGCCATGCTTAACGCACTGCCGCTGTATACATAAACCCTTTGGTCAAGCCTTCAGACATCCAAGTCGCCACCACGACTTTTACGCCATTTGTTGAATTTCATTGCTCGGTATACTACCCACGCCAATGCTCTTTGTCTTTGACTTGTTCTGTGGTCAAGTGCAATCTTCTTTGCTTGCCTTGCCAATCTCGCATCGCTCGCCCGAATCTTTTTTGGATCCGTTCCGGCTCTTTTTGGTCCTCTAGATTCGGTGTCCATATCATGTTGCATACATGCTTTGTCCAGGGCGCTCATTGGTTGAACACCCTCTCTGATGCGTCGGCTCACGTTCGTTCCCGGTCCACACCAGTTGCACTCTGGAAGGTGCTTTTCTTTCCGATCGTACGGTGGAACGTACTTTGCTCCCATCCTCAACACATTCCGGAACCGTATGTGACCAATTGGTCCAATAGTCCAAGTTGGTGAGCGATGAGCGTACCAATTAGGTACTCCAATCGTCGTTCCACGATATGAGCCAGGACACTTGCGCCCTGACTTGCCTTTGCGACTGACTCAACTGCAGTTGCAGCTGTATCTGGTGTAGCCATCAGATCACGTCCGACTTTATGCCTCGGTACGGGCCGCTGGCCAGTTCTACGAGAACGCTGTAAACATCGTTTGCAATAGGTGACTTGCTTTCAATTTCAATCAAGCCACACATTGCGGTGAATCCTCCAACGGTTGCACAACCATCCACGAGAGTCGTGTCCTGTACAATCATTGGTTTTGGCATATTGCCATCCGAACCGGGATAATCATCCACAGCATATGGTGGATTATCATTATCCGATTCAAGTTGATTGATGACTTCATCAATTGTGGTTCCATAATCGAACACATTTAGCAACGGATCGTCCGATGCCGTTCCTGGCACATTAGGTTGATCAGTATCAACTGTAGCACGTGTCTCGCCATATGACTTGACAAGACCCACGCTTGTCCATGCGCCCACACTACCGACGTTGTCGCCTAACATGTGGATTTTAAATGCGTCGCTGGACGTTGTACCATCTGGAGAGATGTATGTACTGTACGTCCATTCGCCACCTTGCGCATCATTGCTCCCATTATCTTTGGGAGTCAATGCGGTTCCAGTTCGGTGATCATTAGACATGTACACCTTGAAATCCGCCCAGGTTGCACTTAGATCATTCGTCAAATTATGCGTTGCTTCCTTATTCATCAAAGTGAACGTCTTCATTCCTCTCTTCCAGGCTTGTTGAGTAACCCAACTTGCTGGAATCGTACTGAAGGATACCCTGTTTTCGCCATTTGGCGTATTCGAGCTCACAAGTGTGATTCTCTTCACATGGTAGTCTCGACCTTGACGGTACAATCGTCGGTTAGTCCGAGATAGATCCCGTGCCAGATCGATGAAATGAGATGTCTCAGTTCCTGGTGTCCCACTGTTTGTCAATTCATACCGGAGGTATCGCATTGCCGGTTGTTTCTTTGCCGATGATCGGCTGCGCTTGCTTGAAGATTTCTTCGCATTTGCCATGATTATTCACGCTCTGTGAATCTCATGTGTTTGGTTACAGTCTATTAATGTTACCAAACGTACCCGTCACTGCACTACGCTTGTTCCCGCCATGCCCGAACGTTCAGAAGACTCGGATGGGTTGTTCAGCCATCACTTC